GACATTGCGAGAGTTCTGTTGAAGTCGGGCTATCGTCATGCCGAATAAGCCGCCGCGCTTGGGTCAGCGTGCGCCGCAAGCAAAGCAGCCGCGCCTGCCTGATCACAGGGAGCAGAGTCAGAAGCGCGGGTACGACTCGACATGGCGTGCGTTAAGTAAGCAAGTGCGCAACGAGGAGCCGCTGTGTCGCCACTGCCTGCGTGAGGGCAGGGTTGTGGCAGCCACATGCGTTGACCATATTGTGCCGCTGAAGATTGCGCCTGAACTGCGGCTCGTCAGATCGGGGTTGCAGGCGTTGTGCCACGCCTGCCACACGCGCAAAACGCGCGCCGAGATGCTCGGTCAATAGTGGCGATTAGAGCAGAATATCGCCACTATTTGAGGCAAACTATACGCCTTTTTGAGCCAAAAACGCCACTTTTCGCAATTTTTTACGCAAATAGGGGGGGTATGCCAAAATACGGCTTTCCGTGGGGTCACCGCTCGTGGAGGCGTTTACACGCGTGTTCGGGTTGTTTGGAAGTCGATTTGGCTGGTTTGCTGCCATCGAACCCAAAGAATAGCAATAATTTTGTTGCGCGTGTCTTGCGAGCAAAAAAAAATTTGCGAAACTGCACGCATGAGACGCGGCCCCGCCCCGACACCAACATCAATACTGAACCTAAGAGGATCGCGGCGCGGGGCGCGTCGACTCAAGACTGAAGTAGTTGGAACTAACGGCACGCCGCTTATGTTGCCGTGCATCACTGAGAACATCGAGAGTAAAAGAATCTTTGATCTCGTCGTGTCACAGATTACGAAGTTGGGCGTTATGAAAGAGCAGGACGGCATCAGCGTCAGCATGCTCGCAAACGAATTGGCTCTCGGGGAGCACGCCGCACACATGGCTGTAAAGTCAGGTGGCGATGTGATCGAGGGCAAAGGCGGAATACCGATGATGAATCCTTGGGCACGAGCGCGTCGGGAGTCGCGCGACGCGGCGTGGAGGATCATCACGCACTTCGGTTTGACTGCATCTAGTCGGGTTGCTTTACAAGGTCAGAAAGCCAGCGGCGATAGCAAAGAAGACACGATCAAAAACCTGTTCAAGTTCGGATCCTAAGCGATACGACTTGCCCGGCTACGACGCAGTCGCGACTGCGGGCGACGGCGATCACTTTGTCCAGGCTAAAGCCGACGCGGCTTTCGCATTCTTTTCTCAGGCGTTGCAACATTCAAAAGGTAAGTGGGCTGGTCAGCCCTTCGAGTTGCAGCCGTGGCAGAAAGCGATCGTCGGCAACCTGATCGGCTGGCAACGCGCCGACGGCACTCGCCGCTATCGCTCGGCATACATTGAGGTCGCCCGCAAGAACGGCAAGAGCACACTGATTGCGGGCCTTGCGCTGTGGTCGTTGCTCGCCAGCGGCGAGAACAGCCCCGAAGTTTACTGCTGTGCATCGAGTCGAGATCAAGCGGCGATCGTCGGCGACGCATGCAAGGCGATGATCAGAGCGTGTCCAGCGTTATCGAGCGTGCTCGAGATCTATCGCAACACGATCACATGCTCAAAAAACTCGGGCAAGGTTGTGATCCTTTCAGCCGATGCAGGAACAAAACACGGTTTGTCCCCATCGACAATTATCTACGACGAATTGCATACTGCCCCAAATCGTGATTTGTGGGATGCGATGTCGACTGGCGTGGGAGCACGACAAGAGCCACTTACTATTGCAATCACCACTGCGGGCCACGACAAGCACTCGCTGTGCTACCAACAGCATGAGTATGCGGAGAAGGTGCGCTCGGGCACTGTGGTGGATCGCTCGCACTTGCCAGTTCTATTTGGAGCACCCATTGACGCGGATTGGAAATCGCCTGCGGTGTGGAAAGCATCTAACCCCAACTTAGGTGTCAGTGTTGACGCGGCGTTCTTGCAGAGCGAATGCGAGCGTGCGCAGGAGTTGCCAGGACACGAAATAGCCTTCAGGCAGTTGTATCTCTGCCAATGGACAGAAACAAAGAAGCGATGGATCTCGCTCGAGTCGTGGGCCGCGTGCGCCGCGCCCGAGATCGATGAGCAATACTTTGCGGGCAAGGACATCTACATCGGAGTGGATCTTTCGACGACCACCGATTTGACATCGGTCGCAGTGATCACTGTCGACGAGTCGTCAGAAGAAGTAGCGTTTTTATCTTACGCATTCTGTCCCGAGGAGGGCGTTCGCCGCAGATCCCGCGTAGATCGAGTTCCTTACGATGTTTGGGCATCGCAAGGCTCACTGATCACCACGCCGGGCAATGTGATTGACTATGAGTTCGTTGCGCAGAAGATCCGCGACATTGCCAAGATCGCCCGCTCGGTAAAGGCAGTCGGCTACGATCCTTGGAATGCGACGCAGTTTGCAGTCGGGCTTGCGCAAGAAGGTCTGCCGATGCTCGAATGCAGACAGGGATATCGCAGTTTAAGCGAGGCTTCTAAATGCTTACAAACCCTCGTGCTCGGAAAATCCATCAAACATGGAAATCATCCTGTGGTCAACTTTTGTATGGCATCGACATGTATCGATACGGATCCAGCGGGCAACATTAAACCATCGAAAAGCAGTTCGACGGAGCGCATCGATTGCATCGCCGCGCTCGTCACGGCGCTTGCGTGCATGGTGCACAAAGACGCAGACAACAAAACATCAATCTACGAAGAAGGAAACATGCAATGGGTCTAATCGATCTCATCACACGCGCTCTCGGCAAAACTCCGCCACGATCTTTATTTGAGGACAATCAGCCAATCGGACAACCGATCTCAGGCGGCATCCAGTCCTATGTGAGTTCATGGGCGTGGACTGGCAAGACCATTTCACCTCACAACGCAATGGAGGCTCCGACTGTCTACGCGTGCGTGCGATTGATCTCGCAGACTCTTGCGCGAATGCCGTGGCAAGTTCTGCGCAACAGCGCGGACGGCGCAAGCAATGATGTGACGCATCCTGTGTACCAGCTGCTCAACGGCGAAGCCAACGAAGACATGACATCGTTCGTGTTTCGTGAAGCGCAGATTTCGGATTGCTTGCTCTATGGCAACTCGTTCGCGTACATTTCACGCTCTGCGGCGGGCACACCAATTGCCCTTGAAAGGCTCCGACCCGACCTCTGTTATTTGCAGAGAGACCCGCAGAATCAACCGTTTTATAAATACTGGAGCGGCAAAGCGAAAGAGGGCGCATCAGCAGACATCATAAATCGCACTTTCCGCCCTTACGACATATTGCATGTAGTCGGCCCGGGCGCAGACGGCATACTTGGCGAAGCACCGATCCATCGCATGCGTGATCTCATCGGCATGGAATTGGAGTTGCAGGAGTTCACATCTCGATTCTTTGCCAACAACTGTCGACCCGCTGGCGTGCTCTCGATGCCGGGCAGATTGAGCGCGGAAGGTGCGAACAGATTGCGCGAAGCATTCGCCCGCGTGCATTCGGGCGCACAAGGCGCGGGCAAGGTTGCGATTCTTGAGGAAGGTCTCAAGTACGACGCAATCAGCACCAACGCCAAAGACAGCGACCTTGACTCGATGAAGAAGTTCTGTCGCCAACAGATTGCGGCCGCATTCAATGTGCCGTCGCATCGCGTCGGCGACAACGACGGCGTGTCCTACTCGTCAGCCGAACAAGCCAACGCTGTGTTCGTGCAAAGCACGCTGGCGGGTTGGGCTGCTCGACTGGAGCAGGAAGTTAATCGCAAGTTGATTAAGCGCGGCGACGATGTCACGACTCGCATTTCATTTGATGACCTCCTTCGTGGGGACATGTCGACGCGCTTTCAAGCGTTTGCGATTGCGGTCACAAACGGAATACTTACCCCCAACGAAATCAGACAAAGAGAAGGATTGCCTGCCGTCGAAGGCGGCGATCACATCCGCTTGCCTCTGAACACGAGCACACCGACGGCGGCTGCACCTGCTTCGCCGAATGTAACAACTGAAACCGAAGCACAGTTTGAGCAGTCGCCGTCGGATGTTGTGCCAGCGTCGGTCGACATCGACCCGACTGAGTTGAAGTCGACCGTCAATCCACTTGACCGTGCAGTTGACTTATTCTTTCCTTCCGCACTTGCGGCGATGACTCGATGCTGTGAGTCAGAGGCGCGTTTTTTAAAGGGTTGCCGCACAAAAGAAAAGGTATCCAAGTGGATACCCGATGTCTCACGCATAGCGTCTGAGATCGCACCGATCATGCGCGGGCTACTTGTTCTGCAAGGTCACAGCGACCGCGCAAGCGACGGCATTGCCATCGCCAACGCATTCGCAGAGTCAATCAAGACCGAAGCCCGCAATGCAGACTGGCACAACACAGGACACGCCGAGACGGCCGTGGCACTCGCCACGCGCCTGATTCAAGAACTTATTCAAACCAACAAGGAGCAACTATGAGCAACATCGAAACACGCAAGGCTGGCGCAGTAAAAGTAACCAAGCGAGAAGGCGAACTCGTCCCGGGCGAGCCGCTGGTGCTCGCAGGCGTTGCGGCGAATTGGAACCGCTACGACATGGGAACCACATACGAGCGTCTCGAGCCGACTTGCTTTGACGAGTCGATCGCAGCCGACGGCGAGAAGATTGTGCTGCTGTGGAACCACGACACCGCCAAGCCGATGGGTCGAGTCAGCGCAGGCAATCTAGATGTGTTTGCTGATGCGGACGGCCTCGGATTCGAGTGCTCGCTTCCCGAGACGGATACGAGTGAAGAAGCGCATGCCTTGGTCAGTTCGGGCATTGTGACGCAATGCTCGTTTGGGTTTATCTCGCTTGCCGAAAAGTACGAACCGCCTGCCAAAGGCGAGACCAAGGGGACGAGAGTGATTCAAAAGGCTCGCCTTTTGGAAATCTCCGTCGTCACCTTTCCCGCGAACGAAGAAGGCACATATGTCGAAGCCCGCTCCGAGCAACCGAAAGCCAAGAAGCGAAAGATCTATC